AACTAAGTCAGCAACTCGACGCTGCAAAACTTCTTTCATGTCTGCGCGTACTTGGTACTGGCTCCACTGCGGGTTGCCGACCTGTTTGCAAAAAGTGTCAATAAATTTGCCACGGGTGTCGCCTAACCTTTTGCCACCGTCAAGAAGATAAATCTGAGGCCACAACTCCATTAAGGTGTTGGGTGACGGCGTTCCGGTTAACTGCACCATCCGTTTGATCTTGCCCGTCTTCACCACCTGACGCAGCGCCTTCCACCTCTGGCTGCTGTGACTTTTGAAGCTGCTGGACTCGTCTATTACTACGCTGTCGTAGTGCCAATTGCGCCCTAAATTTTCTACGAGCCAAGGTAGGTTCTCCCTGTTGATGATGTGGATGTTTGACGAAGAGTGCATCGCCTCTTCTCTTTCGGTAGGACTCAACCCCGCCAGCGCAGAAAACCGTAAGGCTTTAAGGTGCGACCAGTTTTGAATCTCTTGAGGCCAAGTGTGTTGCGCCACGCGCAATGGCGCGATAATGAGAACTTTTTTCACCTCTTTGGTCGCAATCAAATCGACTAATGCGGTCAAGGTGCTAACAGTCTTGCCCAACCCCATATCCACCCAAAGGGCGCACGCTCGATTGTCTTTTATAAACTGGGCTGCGCGTAGCTGATATTGATGCAAGTCGCTGTGATCTAAAATAGTAATTTTCCTTGAGCTACGTTATCTACGACATAAACGTGAAAGCCATGTGCTTTTAACCGTTTATGAATAGCGTGTTGGTATACAGTGGGTTTTTTGCCTGGGGCTTTGAACTCGATCATCAAACATTCACTATCACGGAAATAGATCATGTCTGGCACACCCCGCTGGCTGGGGGAGGTCCATTTGAAGGCCAGCCAGCCTCGCTCTCTGGCGTAGCTGTTGACAGTCCGCTCAACGCTGGACTCTCTCACTTCCGGTATCTCTCCGACTCATAGCCCTCAACGTCCACGGGTAAACCTTTGGCCCACGAAGGCAGCTTGCACATTAAGGAGTTAAATTCGTCTAACGATCCAAAATCTTTGGGTACGTCCGCGACAATTTCGTCATGGACAGTCAAAACCACGGGGTATCCAGCGTTCTCTATGTTCAACACTGACTGAGCTAACAGATCTCTAGCGACAGCCTGTGTGATAGACTGCACAAGCGAACCGCCGTAGCTGTCTATCTGGCCCCAGCGGTGGGTGTGATTGTTGATGCCTTCGTAAATTAGCTTTTCACCGTATGCACCGTCAGTCAGTGAGGCTCTGGGGAATGAAAGTATTCGTTTCGATGGCAGCTTGAAGAGAAGGTCACGTTCAACAAGTTTGAACGATCCGCAACGGGTATCTTGCTCAGTCCCATAACGCACAGCGTTCATTGCTGCGCGTTCAACTTCGTTCCATAACTTTGCTATCGGCTTGTTGGCTGCACGCCATTCGTCTCTGATCTTGATAGCGGTGGGTTCATCAACATTAGTGCCGTAGTTCTCTGACATTTTCTGGAAGGCGCGAACTCCACCCTGATAGGCGAGTGCTAAGCTTGCTACTTTTCCTCGAAATCGTTGATCCTTGTCCACATCGTCGTAGTCGCAACCCTCCATCGCCGCCGCAGTAACTTTGTACAGATCAAGCCCATCACGGAATGACTGCAACACCGTGTCATGCCCTGAAAGCCAAGCAATGACACGCGCTTCGATGGCGCTGTAGTCGCTGACGATTAGCCTGTTACCTTCGCTGGCGATAAGCATTCCCCGCAGACAACTGGAAAGTGCCTCCATCGGTTCGCATGGAAAGAGTGACGGATCTCTGTGTTTGAATAGTTCGATGACTGCGTCAACGTCATCAACTGTTGGGCGCGGTAAGTTTTGAGGTTGGAAGTGACGGCCCGTCCACCGCCCCGTGGCAGCGCCGCAGTAAATCATGCTGCCATGTGCTCTGCCATCGCGCCCCAAACAAGACAACATAGCTTGATACTTCTTCGTGCTACTGCGCGACAGCGCCTGTCTGATTTGCAGGAATCGCTCAACTTTTGGTGGGCAAACACCTTCTAATGCACAAACAACGGCAGCTTTGTCGTAGCTGTCCATCGACACGCCTTGGCGATTGATCCAATCCAGAGCCTTGGCACGGCTGCTGGTTGATGACATCTCGCCATTTGTTAGCTCAAACACTTCGGCGTTTAACTTTTTCTCTACGTCCGCGATGATCGCCAACGCATGTTCAATGTTCTCTTTATCTAAGCGCACGCCTCTCCAGTTAATCTTCTGGTCAAGCTCCCATATTTGGCGCTCAGTCCCGCGCAGATCGCGCAGGCGTTTTCGTATTTCGCTCTCTGCAACAACGTCCTGTTCACAGTAGTCGTACATTTCCTTCAGCAGTTCTGGATCTCTATTTCGCACGCTTGGCCCTTACTTTTTGTGGTTTACACAACCGCTGGATTAGCAGCTTGCCGCGCTTATCTTTAGCTTGGTCACCTTCCAGCCCCAAAAACGCGCCACAATTACCCAGCGCACGGGGATAAGCCTGTACAGAGCTAAGGGCTGCGGTGTCATTCCACTGCCCAAAGGGGATGCGAGGCCAATCCAAAACTAAATTCCAAATACACATCTCAAAGAAACTGTTCCATGCCCAAATCTGAGCGCCTTTCTCTATGTAATTAAAAAGCTGGATGGGAAGCGGATCTCCCCAAAGCCAAAGCTCTGGGGGTTCCTCGTTGACGCGCCACGCCAAGCAGATCACTTCCGTGCTCGGATGATCTGCGTAGGCGTAAGCGCCAGCGGAGCGAATGTCAGACTCGCTGTAAGTCTCAAAGTCGATTGAGATGATCACTCGAAAAACGAGTCCTCTGCTTCTGCAACGACATCCGCAGCGGCTTCGTCCCCTATGTCATCCAACAGGTTGGCTTTGCTACCGCCACCACCACCAAACCGATCACCTTCTTTAACAAACTGAATCAAGTCCAGATTAGCGTTTACTCGCTTACCGTACTGGTTGTCCTGCACCCACAAACCTATGACCGCGTTGACGTAGCAACCGGAGTAGGGCTTGTCATCCAACTCCACTAACTCCATTTTGTCGCGATCAATAATTTCTGGTTTTCTGACAGTGCTTGCGCTCAGAAACATCTGGCCTTCGTAACCTTCATAGGATTTTTCTTCGCCATCGCCCAAGCACCGCTTGATGCCCTTGGGCGGTTTGCCGTTAAAAAAGTCCAAGGCCATTTCTGACATTTTCTTTTCTAACGCTTTAATTTGATCACCCTGCGTCTCTTTATCTAATAAAAAGTTGCAAGAGTATTTTAGCGGTGAGCCTGGGTTAAACGCTTTTGGTTGCCAAATGTCTGCAAATGACAAACGCACGTTTTTCAAAACTACTGTCTTATCCATTTCTATTACCTATTTAGTCCAATTTATCTAGCAGATCTGCCGGTTTACTTAATGCCTGTCTCTTATCTGATACAGGAACCAGTGTCGGTTTTCCCGCTGGTTTGACGATGATCGAATTTACGTCATCGCATTTCGCTCCAAGCAAGCCAATGGCTTGGGTTGGCGAAATTGGTTTAGCCGAATACACAGGCTCATTCGTTAGTCGCTGCATCACTCGGATAGCTTCTTGATCGTCCGACCAGCGTCTGTTTGTTCGTGATTCGACAAGCTTGTAGCCAGCGATCTCTTGACCGTCCCGCGCCAGTTCAGATGCGTGGGCCGCAACTTTGTCGCACCAAGATTTTATTAGTCCAAGCTCTGGCAGCAGCTTTGAGATTTCTTCAACGGTTAATGTTTCAGGCGTAGGCGGTGTGACCGGCTCATCGATGGCGGCTTCAAGCAGCTCCATGTTGTGGTTTGCTATCGCTCTGCACGTTGGTGCGGCTTTGCAGAAGCGGCATTGGCTCTCGCCAACCTTGAATTCGGGGTTGTCGCCTAAAGCGGCGGTGGCGGCGGGTTGTAGCACATCCTTCGCCCACTTCAGTAGCTCTGTGACGCGCATCGTGTGAGTATCTTTATGGTGGATGCGGGGTTGCACAATCGTCATATTTACAATGTCGATCTGAGCGTCGAAACCAAACGCGCGTATTACGCCTAGCGCGTAAACTTTAAGCTGGTCGCAATCGGCGTACACTATGTTGCGCCCGAATTTTAGATCGACAACCCATGCTTCGCCTTCGCGAATCGACACAAAGTCCGCAGTGCCAAATCCGTCAGGCACCCACATCGAAAAGTCTAATCGCTGCTCTATGTAGCTTCGGTCCTGCGGCAACGCACGGCAGAAATCGACGTAGCCCTGTACGCCGTCTGCCATCTCTTTGCTGACTGCGTAGCCGTTAAACGTTTCACCTAAAAAGTCGTGGGGCTGCGAACTAGTCAACAAGCAGCGTTCAGCCAGTTCGTGAGCGGCTGTTCCTTCAGCGGCTGCGGGACTAGAACTGTCAGGTATCCCTCTGCTGGCTTGAACGCTTGCAGGGCAGGCTATCCAGCGGTGCGCGGAGCTTGCGCTTAACTCAGCATGAGCAGGGCCGTCCAGTTCTAAATCAAATTGCTGCATTAACCCTCCGTAAATCTCAACAAAATGTTGAAAGTGATAATTTAGGTTGCAAAGCGTATTTCCCCTCGTTTATCTTGTCAACATGAAATCGCAACTAAAAGGAGATTTTGCGAAATGCGTTATCAAAGTGATCCGAATCGAAGAAAAGCTATCGAGCAACTTGACTTTGCTTGTCATCTTTTAGCCAACGATTCTTTTAATAGACTCGCTGGACGGCTTGACGTTACGAAGCAAGCCATTAGTAAGTGGCGGACAAGTGGCGTGTTGCCAGCGTCGAGAGCTTGTCAAATCGAACTTCTCACCAAGGGTGAAGTGACATGGCAGTCTTTGTGCCCCGATCTGGTCGCCTCAACCGAACAGTTAGCTGCTGAGTGGAAGAAAGGGCTATGACAAAATATCTATATAAAACCCTGGGTTATACGGTCAAAGTTTTTGAAATCGTGTTTTTCTTTCTTGCTGCTCTTTTTGAAATGGCCGGAGAGAGATGCCGCGAATGCGCGGATTGGTGCGATCAAGTGACCGGCAAGATTTAGTTTAAAGGGGGAGTTATGTTGGAAGAAATCGGAACACGGTTGATAGACCGTGGCTATAAAGTCATCCCTATTAAAAAAGGTAAAAAGTTTCCATGCATAGATGAGTGGCAGAAAGCTAACGCCACGCATGACGATTTAGCGCGATGGTCAAAAGAATTTCCTGAGAGCGGAATCGGCGTGCTGTGCAAAAACACAATTGCAGTCGATGTCGATTGCAGAAACGTAAGTTTAGTTAAGCTGTGTGCTAAATGGCTGGAAGAGAATGTCGGAATCGCCGCTGCGCGGATCGGCAACCAGCCAAAGATGCTTTTCGCCTATCGCGGAAGCCCGCGCAAAAAGATCAAGTCCGTTGAGTTTGAGTGTCAGGAAGGCAACAAGCACGCCGTAGAAGTCTTAGGTGACGGGCAGCAGTTTGTCGCGTTCGGAGTGCATCCAGATACGCAGAAGCCCTACCGCTGGTTGAAGTCCTACGCCTCGTTGGACTCGGTAAATCACGACGAACTGCCTGAGTTAACAGAAGAAACGGCGCGGAGGTTCGTAGAGTTCTTTGAGCGCAAGGCACGCGAGGCTGGTTGGCAGGAAAGCCGGAAAGGTATGGACAGCAACCTCAGTGAGTACGACGAACTGCTTGCGCTGCGTCCGAAGTTTGAAGCGGAAGCCGAAGATGTCAGCGAGATGCTTGGCAAGGTTGATCCAGACATCGATCACGATCACTGGTTCCGAGTTGGGATGGCTCTACACCACCACTTCGATGGTGATGACGAAGGGCTACAGCTTTGGGCAGAGTGGTCTGCTGACGGTGAGAAGTTCAAAGACGGGGAGTGCGAAAAGCGTTGGGAGAGCTTCGACAGCAACGGCAAGGTGCCGGTGACGCTGGCCTATGTAGCATCCCTCGCTAAGAAAGAAGAGGCTGAAGAGGTCATGCGGGAAAAGGTCGATGAGGTTTTACCGCACATGCTGGAGAACTGGTCATTGGTGCTGGTTGAAGGCCATGCACGGGTGGTGCGCGACGATATATTTCAAGACCGGACAGTCCTGTACGGCCTAGAAGATGTGAGAAAAGAGTTTCAGAACCAACGGGTTATGAGCTATGAGGGCAAAACGCCAAGGCTAGTCAATCTGGTCGATATGTGGCTTGAGCATGAAGAGCGCAAGACATACCCCGCCGGTCTGGCGTTCAGCCCAGACGGCGAATCAATCAATCAATATAATTTGTGGCGCGGGTGGTCAGTTGAGCCAGTGGAGGGCGATGTACGCCCGTGGATTGACTTCATAACGTACGTTATTGCGGACGGGAATGTCGCAAACGCAAACTGGATAATAGCATGGGCCGCGCAGATGGTTCAGCAGCCGCAAGTCAAAATCGGCATAGGTCTAGTGCTAAGAGGGCTGAAGGGTACAGGCAAGACAAAATTTGCCGAGTTGCTAGGTTGGCTTGTGAAGAGCCACTTCACCAGCGCCAGTAAGGCAGAGCACATCACCGGCAACTTTAACAAGCACCTACAAGAGACGTTGCTGCTGGTAGGCGAAGAGGCTTATTGGGCAGGTGCTAAGGCTGCGGAGTCGGCATTGAAAGACCTACTGACCGCCAGCCAAATTTTTGTAGAGAAGAAAGGCGTGGACGGTTATATGGCACCAAACTACACACGCATTGTGTTTACAAGTAACGATGACTTCGTTGTGCCAGCTACGCTGGATGAGAGGCGGTTTGCAGTTTTTGATATCAGCGACTGCCGCAAAGAAGACAGCAAGTATTTCGAGTCGCTCGACTCATGGTTTCACAACGGTGGCGGCTCCGCACTTCTCTATTACCTCAAGCACTTTGACCTATCGTCAGTTAACGTGCGAAAAGCACCCCAGACTGCCGCCCTGGACGAACAGAAGTTGGAAAACTTGGGCGGTGTAGATGCGTTTTTGTTAGCCAGTTTACAAAACGCAGAATTCAGAGAGCATAAAATTGCAGGAGAATCGCTTCAGTTCGGTGATGAGGTAAGCAAGACACAGCTTTACGCTATCTATACTTCAAGCGTGAAGGGACGCTACGAGGCCATAACCCGTGAGAACAGTTTCTGGAAGGCGCTGCGCAAGACCGGCATCTACACCGAAGAGGTGCATAAAAGAGCGGGAGGCGCACGGTTTAGAGCAGTTAAGTTAGCGGGGCTAAAACAGGCGCGTAAAAGCTTTCAAGAGTATTTAGGCATTAGCGTTGAGTGGACGGAAGACGATAGGTTAGATCCGTTAGACCCATCTAACTGGAGCGACGAAGACGTACCCTTCTAGTACGTCTATACTGCCGCAATGAAATTAAAAATTTGCGTTGCCTGTGGGGAGGACAAGCAAACCGATCTGTTCTATCAAAGGCTAGACGGTTCCGTTGAAAACACTTGTCGGAAATGCCGCACTGTAGCGGAGTTCCGTATCCAAAATAACAGCCCTAGAGATTACCTGCGCAACACCGTTGCCAAGGCAAAGTACGGAGCCAAAAAGCGTGGGCTAGAGTGGGATATCGACATAGATCAAGTTATGCAGATCTGGCAAGAGCAGGACGGGCGTTGCGCCCTGTCCGGTGTGCGGATGCAAGCAGCAAAAGACGGCAAGGGTCGAAAGGGCAAAGATATGAACGTGTCTCTTGACCGAATTGATCAAGAAAAGGGCTACGTTTTCTCCCCGCGAAACGTACAGCTTGTATGTTTGCGCGTAAATCTGATAAAACATGACATGGACGAACACGATCTATTTTGGTGGTGTCATAACATCGTGGACAAAAATGTAATGTGATGCGATGCATGAGTCATTCCGCAATTAAATGTTTCCCGCAGGTTGATAAGTTAACTTTTTGTTGTTAGATTCTTTCTTGAGCGATAACGCTGTTATGGTTTTCTTCAAGGAGGATGATGTGCCATATTTATCTAAGGCTGCGCAGATAGTCAATTTGACGGAGATAGCGCAGGAAAGACTGAAAGAAGTAAATGAACTGCAAAAGGAGAATGACAAACTAATAAAGGATCGAAACGACAGGCAGGAAATTACTGCCGCCGCTTTCGACAGAGAAAACACTTACCGTTCGCAGCGCGAAGAATTAAATAGTCTTCGTCAGCTAAAGTTTAAAGCTGAAGACATTTGGGACTTATCCGCGCAGCTAACAATCGAAGATGTAAGCGACCTGCTGAATATTTTCCGTGATCGGATAGTCGTTCAAGACTACGACTCACCTTTCACCCACGAAACTGATTTCAACGAATCGTTCTGCCATAGAGATAAGAGTGCGGCGGTAATTGCTCAAACTGTGAGCGCAGCCTATCGCAGTAATGATCTTAAAAAGGGCAGCACTTTTGCGGAGTGGCTACAGTACGCCCCGCAGAACGTTAAGCACGATTACGACGAAGAAAACGTTTACACAGACGGCGTGAAAATAAAATTCCATTTGGACAACACAGATTAGGGGGCGCACTTCCTCAACAGGCGAGTAGCAGCGTCAGTTTGTGCGCAAAAAAAGCTTTTCATAGGCTGGTTTCCTGCGACGAGAAACAGAGTAGATGTACGATGGTGGCCCCCGAAACATCATATACGCCATCAATCTGCTCAACTGCTACATTTTATTTCAACAAGAAGTGGTGTATACAACAATGAGTGATATATTTTACCAAGCGACGAGGGTCGTTATTGATGGACGTTTGCTACGAATTTTTAACGGCCCACGTTCTAAGGGAGCTACGGGTTTAAGGCTTGACCAAAACGAAGAAATCGTAAGCACGATTGTCGGTGATACCCGTAAAGGCAAAAGCGCAAAACAAATAGCGCGAAAGCTAGGTATAGCGCCCAGCACAGTAACCAAAATTAAAGACATTTTCCGCGAACGCTGGGAAGGTTTTAAGGAGTAAGTATGAACGCTGCGACAAGTGCCGCCTTAGCGGCTCTATTTTTCGTTCTTTTAGGATTGGCAGGAGAGCAGGATTATCAGGACGCACTCGCTTCAGAGTCCGCCTATTGCTCTCGTCTGGCGGACGGAGCGCACACCGACTATTTAAAAATAGAGGGGGTGTGCAATGACCGATTATAGGTGCTGCAAGTGCCAGAAGCTTTGCGATGTCATAGAAGAAATCTGCATCGATATGGAGCCTTATGGTGACCAGCGGGTTGAGAGGTGGACTTACGAATACTGGTCAACCTGCTGCCGGTGTGAAGTTGATTTTTTAGAGATTGAGGAGACGATCCATTGAGGCCATCTACTGATCCAAAGAGAGAAGCTGAAAGGCGAAAAACTGCTGACGCGGTCCAGAAGTTTCTTGATGAGGGCGGTGAGATTCAAGTCGCTGACTCGACCATGTACAAGCGTGAGCGGGGTATATTGACCAGGGATCAGATCGCAAAGACGTTTGCTTATCAGAGTCAAATAGGCAAAATAAAGAAACAGCATCAAGGCTTGTAAGGAGGTGATATCTCTTTCGCGTTCGACCCCCACCCCCACCTAGACCCCTCTACTCAGAGGGGTTTTTTTTTTTGAAACCAAACATCAATATCAAAACCGTTCAAGATTTTTGACCTTTCAGGTTTGGTTTTCAAAAACGACCCCAAAACACCTCTGAAGCAGATTTGCCAGAAAAAACGGGTGAAAAGTAAAGCGGTGTCGGTAGGCACGGGTTGGGCCAAAAGGCACAGGTTGGGCACGGGTTGGTTTTTTGCACCCTGTACCAAGAAACCCCGCTGCGTTGCGGCTTTGCAGGTAAGGAACGGGTGGCACAGGTTATTACTCTTTATTTTAAGAGAGAAATATAAGAGTAATACTTTTAGCCGTTCCGCCGTGCCTACTGGCCCCGTGCTTGCACGCGCACACCTGCCCCCCAGCAAACCGGAAAGTTACCCGTGCCACCCGTGCCACCCGTGCCTAGTGACCTAACTCATTGATTTATAAGCAAAAAAAAGGCACGGGTTAGCGAAAACCAACCCGTGCCTAAACCGCTCTAACCCGTGCCTTGCCTATTTATGGCCTAAATGAGGCTTTCTAACTCTCTTTCTTCTGCTTTTTTCATTTCCCCCTTGGTTTCCCGCACGAAACGCTGCGCTTTTCTGAATGCCGATTCGCCACCAATATGAGATTCGAAGAATTCTTCACGATAGGTTCGGCAATCCCAATTGGTGAATTCGCTGGGATAGGTCACCAGCCACCCGTGATAATATCGGCGAATTTTTACATCTGTTTGCATTACTTCTCACTCCGCGAGTCTTCTAGAGCGAAACTGATTCCTAGAGAAATAACTTCGTTAGCGGTTTCTTCGTTGGGGGCCATATCAAAGGCCATCTTCGCGAAGAATTGAATACCTACCGCAATCGCTTCTTGAGGTTCTATCCCATCTTGCGCGAGTGCTGTAATTGATAGCAAAGCTTCGCGATAATCCTCGATTCTTTCTTTGTTCATATTTTCACCTTTAGAGGGGTAACGTTTAAATTCTGATTTACTAAATAAGCAAAATCAGGTTGGCGGGTGACATTAGCACAGATCATCGCCTGACCTTTCTCGTCGATTTTAAACGTGAAAGCGATGGTATCGCCTACGCTGGCCTGTGCGCGAAGATCTGCGGCGGGGATGTTGTAGCGTTTGTCTTGTCGCCCACCTTTGCCCGTCACTCGGTAAAAGCGGATAACGCTCACACTCCCATCGGTAAATGCCAGCGGCACCTCTATGCGCTGCCCGTTTTCAAGCGCGTCAAAATCGACACCAAACAAACGGGCGAAAGTTGCCAGTTCCGCCCAGCAATCGGGGTTCCCTTTTTCGATCATAGTTTTGGTTAACGTCTTATAAATCGGTGGAATTAGTTTTTCCATATTTTTTATTTCCTTAATTTTCTGAATGACACCGGAGCGGCATCGCGGAGCGCACCACCGAAGCTATGCGCTCGACGCTACCGCTTTCAGCTATCGGATTGCGGAGCGGCTGGTGCCGCCGATTTGGGAAGTTAAAGACACCTTCTTGCCCGCTGCCAAACCTGCGCGGTAGCTGGTAAGACTCGAAACGTTAACCCGCTTGGCTTTGCTATAGCGTAGGTTGAAGGTGCTTTCGATTAGAGCGCCCTTTGCCTCGACTAAATCGGTGCCGGTGGTGTTGGCTTGCGCGAAAGCTTCACGCCGTTCCTGTTGGATTTTTCTAGCGGAACCGCCGATGCCCATTACCGCGCCCATCTTGAAAGCGTTTCGTTCGGAGCGGGTTCCCGCATAGTTTTTGGCTAATCGTTCAACTACGTTTGTCAGGTAATCGAAAAACATCAATGCAATTTGAACATCTTCAGTAACCCCGACAAATTGCACTAGCCCTTGCCGCTTGGTGGGCTTGGTGTCGGTAACGTTAGCCGCCGCCCACGCCAAATACCAAACCCACAAACTATTTCGGCTTTCGTTAGTGTCGCCGCGCATCATATCGTCCGCTTTAAGCTTGCTGGCCTCTAATTCGGAGTGCGCGATGTCATACCTGCGCATTAAGGACTCTGCTTGCCGCAGAGCCGTTGCCGCTTCGTTTTCATTGCTGGCGTTGTGCTGCGCCATGCTTAACAGCTTGCGCACCTTGTCGATGTGTTTTTGTCGGTTATCGGTCATTTTGAACCCCTCGGCTGGATGTGAGAATCGCGTACTCGTTCACTAATTTTTGAAGCTGCTTAATGTGGCATTCGTTTTTGTTGGGCATTTGGTGAAGATGCTGAATGCCGCGTCGAATGAAGCGAAGGCGTAGGCCGGTGTCGCGCAACTGCTTTGCTTTGGTGTTGGGTGATATGTTCATTGCTTAACCTCTCGCTATGATGTCGGCGCTTTTTGCGCGTGTACCGTGAACTGTGAAGCCTACAATCGTTGTTCGCTTTGCATGGCTGCAAAGTTTGCAAGACTTACAAGTAACGCCCTCTTTATATTCAGCCGGGCATTGCACGAATCGCACGCCGCTGCGCTCAAACCCGTGCCAGTTTTCACCACGTTCTTGCTTGCTGATAATGGCTACCGTTGGCAAACCGCGCTTGGCGTAGTCTAGGGCTTGCGCCTCAGTGTTTGCGCTGGCGTTGATCGTGAACCCGCTAGAATTAGCAGCGCGGACAATGCGCGAGTTAACGCGGTCCATTGGGTAGTGCGTGTAGGTGAACCCGCGCTTACCTTTATTAGCTGCAACTAACTCCGACACTTTGGTGTCGTCGATTTCGTCGGGTGCGATGGGTGGCAGGTCGCCGCTGACATTGTGCCGCCATAACGTACCATCGGGCAGCGCCGCGATATCCGCCACGAATTCGCGCCATTCTTTGCCGCGCTCACCTGCGTCGAGTTTGTCCCAGTTCAAACGGGTATGAAATCCTGCTTCGGCATAGCAACCACCCGCACCCGCTAATGGGCAAGCTGGTGGGCATGTTGCGCGTGCGCTATTGGTTGCAGGGATCGGCCCTATTTTGGCGTTGCTTGATTTTTTAACTAGTTGAAAGCGCATTACTTGGCGCTCCTCATAACGTGGGTGTCTAGGTTGGTGTTGCAGCCGTTTTCGTGTTCTGCGAACTGGATCACCGCATCGCGTACGCAACGATCAGCCACAATGCTGTCGAATTGGGCGCGTTGCCCTAGATCTAGCGCACAGTACGCGCTGAATAATTCTTTCATGGCGAAGCGCAGCGGGTGCGCCCTTGAATCAACAACGCCGTTAGATGTTAAAAAGTCCGAGTAATTGGTCATTTTTGGTTCCCTTGTTTGGTTTTCTAATACGCCTCGCGGCGTTTCGGTTGGTTACCAACCAACGCTCGTCAGTTAGAACTAGCAGCCAAGGCCCATTTCAGCGCGGTAAGTTATGTAGTCGGCGTGCCGGTCTTCAGCTTCTTGGCGGCGCTCGATCTCATAACTGCTAAATTGTTCTGGCGTTAACGAGGAAAGGTCGTCTACTTTTACAGTCGTTCTCCCACCGCATTCAGCGCAGGAAACGTCAAAGTCCCCAGAAAAATAGCCGTCAAGGAATTCTTCATCGAAATCAGATATAGGAGCGCCATCAAAAGCGGGGTTGCCATGGCTACCCGCACCCGCGCAGCGTGGGCAAACCTCCCAGCGAGTGCCTATCTGAACGGCTTCACCATCGATATAAATTGTTTGCAGTTCCATCATTTCGCGCCTCCCGTGTTTTGCACAATCAAAGCCATTCTTCTTTGTTGAAGACGTGCTCGGCGTTTTTCCGATACCGCGTCGATTTCGGCCCATCGTGCTGCCATATATGCGTCGTGCTCGGCCCATTGCTTGGCCCGTTGTGCTTCTTGCTCCGCCATGCGCTCTGACCACCGCTGGTCCCGCTGTGCTGATCTTTCTTTTCTTTGTTCTGATGTCATTTTTCGTTACCTGATTATTTATACAGTTATCGTGCGCGGCATCCCCGCCAATGCCTTTATTCTAATCTACAACCTGTTGATATATCAACCAACGGTTGACATTTAGCAGGGAGATTCGGTTTTTATGATATAAATCAACGGGTTGGCGCTGGCACCGATACCGCTGCGCTGGCATAATCACGGCACATTTACACGCTTACGAGGCATAGATGGCACGACTACCGGTAGACATAGATATAGAACAAGTGCGACAGCTTGCTGCGCAGGGAATGAGCGAAATCCAAATAGCTCAATCGTTAGGCGTTAGCCCGTCAACCATCGATAGACGAAAGCGTGATGATCCTGATGGTTTTGGGTGCGCCATAAGAGAGGGACGCGCCGCGGGTATTAAAGCGGTTACATCGAGCTTATTCCAAGCCGCTACCGACCCCGACAGGCCCAACGTGGCGGCGGCGCAGTTCTACCTTAAGAACCGGGATCGAGCGAACTGGTCCGACCGGCAAGAACACGATGTGACGGGCCACATAAGCCACGACCACGATCACAACGTACAACGTGCAATGCAAACGCTCATCGACAACGGGGTTGATCCTGCAAGCCTTTAACGTTGTGTCGGATGCGGCATCAACCGCAACGCGATGTAGGGTAAGGGCTGGCGGTCCATCTGGTACAGCTATCGGCGCACTGGTGACTTTAGGCGGGTGCGGATGCACCCATTCATCCCGTATCGCCATTGCAGAATCGTTAGGTATCGGCACCCATACATCTCTTAAAACCTTAACGCAGTCGTTAGGCTTCGCAAAATTGGGACTCCGGTGGGGGCGGGTACGGGGCCATATGCTGAGATACATACTTGGGACGGTTTTATGGCGGAAGTGACTTCGCAAAAAGATGGTTCGCAAAAAGGGACTCCGGTATTAACAGAGGCCCAGCAAGAGAAAGCGGAAGAACTGGCGCAAGCGATTGAACTGGTAAAACAGCACAGACGCGAGAACCGCATGTCGTTTTTCAAACCGTACCCGTGGCAAGCTGATTTCTACAAATCCGGTAAGACTAACAAGCAGCGTCTTCTCATGGCTGCAAACCGTGTCGGCAAAACTGCGTCTATGGCGTTGGAGGTTGCGTTTCACCTCACAGGCGAATATCCAGAATGGTGGGAAGGCGTAGAGTTCAAACGCCCCGTAAACCTTTGGAGCCTGGGAGTTTCTGGAGAGCAGTTACGCGATGTGTTGGTCAAAGAGCTATTCGGTGCCTACCTTGGTGACGGAAAGTTTGACGGCTCTGGATTGATTCCGCAAAAGCTGGTGTACCAAGTGACCCCTGCTATGGGTACGCCAAGGCTCCCAAGGGACGTTGCAGTGAGACACGCCAGAGGCAACACAAGCACGGTCAGTTTTAAGAGCTACACGCAGGGCCAGCATGTCTTGATGGGGTCGAGCCAAGACTTCATCTGGATCGACGAAGAGCCTGTTGACCCCACTATTTATCCGCAGTGCCTAACTCGCACAGCCACTGGCAACGATGGCAAGGGTGGATATGTGGTGATGACGTTCACGCCAGAGAATGGTGTGACTGAGTTGGTGTCCCAGTTTATGGACAACCGTGCTAAGGGGCAGCATCTGGCAAACGCCACATGGGAAGATGCAACGCACTTGGACAAGGATACAAAGGAGCAGTTACTGGCTGCAATTCCTGAATATCAACGGGATATGCGGAGTAAGGGCATACCCGTTTTGGGTGAAGGCATGGTGTTCCCGATAGCGGAAGAGGCTGTGAAGTGCGAACCGTTTGAGATACCGCCTCACTATAAGAAACTGGCTGCAATAGACTTTGGTATCACGCACCCAACCACTGTTGTTTGGACAGCCTACAACGCGGACACGGATACGATATACGTTTATGACGTTTACAAAAAAGCCGACGAGGTTCCAGCGATACACGCAGCGGTAATCAAGTCCAGAGGTAAAGATATCCCCGTCATTTACCCCCATGACGGAGATTCGACGGAGAAGGGCAGCGGCAAGACCTTGGCTGAAATGTATTTAGAGTCGGGGGTGTTAATGATTGGCAAATTTACCAACCCAGATGGCACAAACTACGTCGAACCCGCCCTTATGGAAATGTTAGAACGTTTTCGCACAGGCCGATTGAAGGTTTTCAATAACTTGTTACCTTGGTTTGAAGAATTTAGAAGGTACCACCGCAAAAAAGGCAAGATTCACAAAGAGTTTGATGACCTTATGGACGCGACACGCTATTCCGCAATAAGTGTGACTCGTTTTGGTCAAAATCGAGCAGAGCGTGAGAATGTCGGCACACGAACAGGAGCTTATACAAGCCATGATTACGACTATTGATGAAAACGAACTGCTGAGTACGCTTGAGCAGAATATTGACAGTGCAGACACCTACGCTAACAGCGAGGTTGGTGAGCAAAGGGATAAAGGTCATCGATACTATTACGGTGAACCTATGGGTAACGAGATCCGTGGTCGGAGCCAGCACGTTTCAATGGATGTGTTCGACGCGGTCGAAGGGGTTAAAGCGTTATTGCTTGAAACTTTCTCAAGCGACAAAAACATTTGTCGCTTTGACGCTCAATCGCCCGAAGATGTAATGGGCGCACGCATGGCAACATCATGGGTCAATTATAATTTCTACAGACAAAATGACGGGATGAGAATTCTTTCGTCAGTTATCCACGATGCGCTTATTGCGAAAACGGGGATCGTGAAAAGGTACTACAAGGACGATTATCGTTACGAAACGATGGAGTTTGAAGGCATTACCGAGGCTGAGTTTAATGTGATGATGTCTGACCCGTCTATGACACCTATGGAAGTTGTTGAGGAGATGGTTTCTACAATAGACCAGCAAACAGGTGTTGAGTACGCGGAGATGTCTATCTCAGGCACTGCTCACAAACGCATAGACACCAGTAAGGTGTGCGTTGAGACGGTAGAGCCAGAAGACTTCTTGATTAGCCCACGGGCCAAGGACATAGAGACAAGCGACTTTTGCAGCCACCGCATGGCTAGGACTCGCGGTGAGCTTCTAGCGGAAGGGTTTGAACAGTCTGTTGTAGATCGTCTTGATGAAGAAGAAATGTTGAAGGAGGACGGCTCGTTAGGGCGGGACTCTGTAGACAGTTTCCGAAAAGACTCAACAGGGATAAACGACTCTAAGGACAGAGAGTACGTCACGCTGTACGAGTCCTACATTAAGAAGTACGACGAAGAGATCAACGCCTGTGTCTACTATAAGGTCATACACAGCCGACGAGTAATGTTAGACGTTGAGTTGGTTAGTGAGATGCCGTTCCGCAGCTTCTGCCCATTCCCGTTACCGCATCGCTTCTACGGCATGAGCCTTGCTGATGTTCTATGCGACTTGCAGAAGACGCAGTCATCGTTAAAGCGCGGCGTGGTCGATCATTTGTTCTTAACTACAACAAGCCGTTGGGTAGCCAACTTATCGTTGGTTAAGAACCCACGCGACTTGCTAGACAACAGAGTTGGCGCAGTGATTGACGTTAACTCGCCAAATCCCGAATCAGTGGTCAGACCTCTTCCAACTCCGCAGCTAAACGGAAACGTTTATACAGCTATAGAGAATTTTGAGAAAGAGAAGGAGGCGCGTTCGGGGTCTAGCCGCATGAGCAGGGGCATGGACTCTACTGCTGTCAGCAAACAAAACTCCAGTGATTTGATTAACACGTTTATGAACGCAAGTAATCGGCGTGTGATGATCATGGCGCGTAACTTAGCCGAGAACTTTCTAAAACCTTTAATGCATGACCTGTACAGGCTTGCAGTTGAGTACGAAAAAGAAGAGAAGCTGTTACAGCTAGACGGGCAGTTTGTTCCGGTAAATCCTGCGTTCCTTGGTGATCGAACTGAGATGACCGTTGCAGTTGCGCTAACGCCAGATGAGCAATCACAAGAAGCTCAGACGCTGTTGAGCTTGGACACCCAGTTCACATCAAACCCACAAGACCCAACCCTTGGCGGTTTATATGGTCAGCAGCAGCGGCACGCGATGCTTAGTAGAGCGTTTGATCTTCTAAACATCAAAGACGCGGCTGCGTATCTGGCAGATCCAAACTCGCCAGAGTTTCAGCAGATGCAGCAACAGCAACAGCAGCAGCAGCAGGAAGAAGCGCAGCGCCAAGAGCAGATGCAGATGGAGCAAGTTGAGTTTCAAGCAGAAATGCTGCAACGGCAGGTTAGCGTTCAAGAAGGCCAGTTAGAGCTAGACATCTTGAAGGAGCAAAACCGTAGCGTAATAGAACGCGACAAGCAGGAGCACCAAGAAGAGAACGAGGACTCTCGTTTGCTCATGGATGCAGAAAAGATGAAGCATCAGATGAAAATGGACGAAGCTGAACTGGTTCTTGAAAAAACGCAGAGCCGCAACGTGAGTATCGGCTAATGAGTGACGTTTCTCGATTCAACAGCTTTATTAAGAAGGCCACTGACCAGAAGAAGTCTTCCCACAAGAACGTCAAGCAAGCCTTCAAAGAGTTTTCGGAGTACAGGGAGCAGCAGTCTGCTGCGACCCCTCCAGAAAAGAAACCTCGAAAGAGGAAACCTAAGCCAAAGCAACCCGTAAAGGACTTTAATGATGAGCGACCTAGAAACGATGGAACTGAACGAAATACAAACTAAAGCAGATCAGGCTCAAAACCTGATGAACTCGCAAGTTTTTAACGAAGCGTTCCAGATGATGAACCAGGGGATAGTAGATCAGATATTGCAAACTCCGGCTGAAGCACAAGAAGAGCGCGAAAGACTCTACTCAATGTTTAAGTCTGGGCAGATGTTCGTTCAGCAATTTGCTCAATTAATCAACAACTTAGAGTTGCGTAAGCAACAAGATGGTGAGTAAAATGGCAGAAGTAGAAAACGAATCAGGAGAACAGACCCTAGAGGACTCTTCTGGTTCAAGCGAGATCGACAGATTAACCGCGCTCTTGGAATCCGAGTTGGAACAACCCGAAGGTGAGGAAGAATCCGATCAAGAGGCTGACGAAGCCGAAACGGTAGACGCAGAGTTTGAAGAGGCACCAGAAGAAGAAGCCCCCGAAGATGAGGAGGTCGATAACGACCCAACCGATGATTCTGACGAGGACAAATCTGAAGAGATAAAGTTTGAGGTTGATGGCGAAAGCTTAACAGCCGAAGAACTGAAACTTGGTTATCTCAGACAAAGCGACTACACAAAGAAGACGCAATTGGTAGCCGAGCAGCGGAAGGCTTTTGAAGCCCAAACCGAGCAGACCGAAGCGACCATGAACGCCCTTCTATCTGCCGCTAACGCAGACATTTCACGCTTTCAAGGTGTGAATTGGGAAGCTGTAGCCGTAGAAAATCCTGATCAGTATAAGCAAGCTAAAGCTGCTTTTGAGCAAACTCAGTCCACCTACAACTATATACAGGCGCAGGCGACTCAGTTTCAGGAACAACAACAGCAACAGAACGAGAAAGCCCACAAAGAAGCTGCGGCTGAAAGTCTGACTGTTTTGAAAACGAATATCCCCAACTGGAACAACAACCTTTACTACAAGATCGGGGATTTTGCTCAAAAAGATTTAGGTGTGACAGGTGAAGAGTTTAATCAAATTACCGATCACCGAGTCATAACAGCGTTGTGGAAAGCGATGCAATTTGATCAGGCAAAACAGGTTACGGCTAAAAAGAAAATTAAGCCGTCACCAACTAAAACTTTGTCAGGTGGCAAAGCGGATTCTAGCAAAGCGGTTCAGTCCGAAAGCTCTCGTAAAACGCGAGAACGATTAAGAAAGTCCGGTACGTTAGACGATGCGGCTGCTGCCCTTTTGAATAGGATTAAATAAAATGCCAACAGTATCAGGCACCCTCAAAACTTTTGATCAGGTCGGAAAGCGCGAAGACGTAGAAGACATCATTTACGATATCTCGCCAACAAACACACCAATGCTTTCTAGCATCGGCTCTTCAACTGCGTCAGCTACTCTGCACCAATGGCTCCAAGACGAATTGGCTGCTGTGGCGGCGAATGCAAAAGTCGAAGGTTCCGATGCGGGTACAGCCTCTACGATCACTCAGACCGTAAAGACTGCTAACACGCAAATCTTTGACAAGGTAGTTCAGGTTTCTGGCACCGCAGAAGCGGTAGGCACCTATGGTCGCACCAGCGATCTAGCATACGCTATCGCTAAAGCCGGTAAGGAAATCAAGCGCGACATCGAGCACAGCTTCGTAGGCGCTGGACAAGCTGGAACCGCTGGTAACGGCACAACTGCGCGTCAGTTAACTTCTGCTGCGAACCAGATCGCTTCTGCAACGACTAACACCGCTGGCTCGAATCGAGCACTCAGCGAAGCATTGCTGTTAGACGTTTTGCAAAAGTGTTATGAAGAAGGCGGTGAGCCTAATCAGGTTCAAGTAACTCCTTCGCACTCTGTAACAGTTGCAGGTTTTGCTACAGCATCAGGCCGTCAGCGTGATTTCGCTACCGGAACTACTCTGGTGAACTCTGTGGACATAATTATAAGTCCATTCGGCCAGGTATCAGTCGTTCCTAACAGATTCCTCAATGCGAACACCGTGTTGGTTCTGGATACTGAGTATTGGTCACGCGCTGTACTTCGTCCGATGCAGACTGTTGTACTGGCTAAAACTGGTGACTCAGATCGAAGACAGATGCTTACCGAACTAACCTTGGTTTGTGAAAACGACAAGGCAAGCGGCAAGATCGACGCGCTAACTGCGTAAAGTTTGCTCACTCCTCCCCTGAGCAAGTCTCCCCCTTCGGGGGGAGACACCCTTTGCTGCGCCTGCAATTACAACCCACAAGAGTTAAAACCACACAGGGTTATATATGTCTGATTTAAAATCCCACATAGTTCACGACAAGATGGAAGACAAGTTGCATGTAGCGCACACGCAAGATGTCTCACCGATTATTTCCCAAAACATTCGGGACGCAAACGAAGTAGATAAGCACGCTAAGTGGGGGGACACAGCTAGAGTAGCGTCTATACCCGCCGTGGTTGTTATGGAGTGGATGAAAGAAGGGATCAATATGATGGCCCCAACTTACGAAGACCAGCAGAAAATAAAGAAAAAGCTGAACTCGCCTGAGTACGCATATTTAAGAACTAGAGGCGGCAGACTATGAGTCTCACTACATATGACGGATTGAAGCTCTCAGTGGCTGACTGGTTGAACAGAGAGGATTTGTCGTCTGTTATTCCTGATTTTATCGAGCTTGCCGAGAACAGAATATTCCATGAGCTTCGAGCACCCGTTAACGAGAAGACTATTGTTTTAACTTTGAGCGCCGACGGCTATGCGACTCTACCGTCTGATTTTTTAGAGGCCAAAGATGTTTTTTGGAACTATAACCCGCTTTCCCGCGTTCCCCTGACACAGATTCACAGCTACACCGAGCTCACAGGTGTCGCGCCAGAGGTTTTTGCCCGTGAGACTTTTCGTCTACGGTTTTACCCAGTACCGACTGCCGAGGCCAGCGATGAGCTTCGGATGATTTACTACTTCGTAGCCGATAGATTGACCTCCAGTTCAAACAGTAATGTTGTGTTTGCCGCCGCGCCAGAGCTTTATCTCTACGGCACACTGGCGGAGGCGGCCCAGTATTTGGGCAGCGATGGCGCACGCTGGGAGGGAGGCTACCAAAACGCTATGGGCCGATTAATGCAGCACGCCAAAACTGCGGAGTTCGCTGGCGCAACCGCAATTACTCAAATGGGATACTAGTATGTCTGGATTTTTTAAAGACAACCCCGCCGTCACCGCCGATGCCTATACGCAGGACGCGCTGACTAGCAAGAACGCCGCCGAGGCCGCGAAGGTAGCTTCGGAGGCAGCGAAAGTAGCTTCGGAGGCAGCGCAGGCGGCGGCAGAGACTGCCGAGGCTAATGCCGAGACCGCAGAGGCTAACGCCGAGACCGCAGAGGCAAATGCGGAGACAGCAGCCAACGGTATTGCGGCGGATGCCGCGACGGCGGCCACCAAGGCAAGTGAGTCGGCAGCTTCTGCGACACAAGCCGCCACCAGCGCAGGGCAAGCTGCCATATCAAATTCAGGTGCAAGCGCCAGCCAGACCGCAGCCGCCTCCTCTGCCACATCGGCCTCTAGCAGCGCCAGCACAGCGACCACTAAGGCCGGTGAGGCGGCAACCTCCGCATCAAATGCGGCCACCAGCGAAACAAACGCCGCTGCAAGCGCAACAACGAGCGCAACCGAGGCCACGAATAGCGCGGCCAGCGCCGCAAGCTCTTTGGCGGCAAAAAATGCAGCCGAGACTGCCGAGTCGAATGCGGAGACCGCAGAGACCAACGCCGCAGCAAGTCAAAGCGCGGCAGCGACATCTGCCACAAACGCCGCTGGATCTGCTACCACTGCCAGCACCAAGGCCGGAGAGGCGGCAACGTCAGCTACCAACGCCGCTGGCTCCGCTACATCCGCAACAACCAGCGCAGCCACGGCTACAACTCAGGCTAGTAACGCATCTTCATCCGCCACGGCTGCAAGTAGCTCTGCCTCTTCTGCTTCTGCGGCTCAATCAGCCGCTGAGACGGCGAAGACCGCAGCCGAAACTGCGGAGACTAATGCCGAGACCGCAGAGACAAACGCAGCGGCAAGTCAAAGCGCAGCAGCGACATCAGCAAGTAATGCGGCGACTTCAGCTACCAACGCCGCGTCGAGCGCAACGTCCGCAAACACAGCTAAAACCGCAGCCGAGTCTGCAAAAACTGCGGCGGAAACTGCTGAGACAAACGCTGAGACGGCTGAGACAAACGCGGAAACCGCAGAAACAAACGCCGCAGCCAGCGCATCGGCGGCGTCTACCAGCGCCAGCAACGCAGCTACATCGGCCACATCTGCCTCTAATTCTGCCACCGCTGCCAGCGCCAGCGAGAGCACCGTTGCGTCAAGCGCCACGGCTGCGGCCACATCTGCGACAAACGCTGCCTCCTCGGCCACATCTGCCGCCTCATCCGCTACCTCTGCCTCCAACAGCGCCACCACGGCGACCACGCAGGCTGGCACCAGCACAACGCAGGCCGGTAACAGCGCCACGTCGGCGACGGCAGCGAGCAACTCAGCCTCCTCCGCCGCGTCGGCTCAGTCAGCCGCCGAGGCCGCACGAGACTCCGCGCTGGCTGCGCTGGACAGCTTCGATGATCGTTACTTGGGATCTAAGTCCAGCGCCCCGTCTGTCGATAACGACGGCAACGCGCTGGTGTCTGGCGCACTGTACTTCGACAGCACAAGCAGCGCCATGAAGGTCTACGATGGCAGCCAGTGGCTCAACGCCTACGCCTCTCTTGCAGGGGCGTTGATCGCCAACCAGAACCTGTCGGATCTGAATAACGCCGCCACTGCCCGAACTAATTTAGGACTCGGCACCGCGGCCACCACCGCTTCAAGCGACTACGCGACTGCCGCACAGGCAGATCAGACGGTGTCGTTAACAGGCTCTGGCGCGACCAGTATCAGCGGGACATACCCCAACTTCACGATCACAAGCACCGACACGAACACCAACACAACTTATTCGGCTGGGTCTGGTATCTCGTTGTCGGGTACTACGTTCTCGAACTCCGCGCCTGACCAAACCGTATCGCTTACCGGCGCTGGCGCTACAAGCATCAGTGGCACTTATCCAAACTTCACAATTACTAGCACTGACACAAACACAGACACCAACACAACTTACTCGGCTGGCTCTGGTATTTCGTTGTCTGGCACGACGTTCAGCAACAGCGCCCCTGATCAAACTGTGTCTCTGACAGGCGCTGGCGCGACCAGTATCTCTGGGACATACCCGAACTTTACGGTCACAAGCACGGACACCAACACTACTTACTCCGTTGGCGATGGCGGGCTTACTCAGAACAACTTTACGACTACGCTGAAAAACAAGCTGGACGGCATAGAAGCCAGCGCCGATGTCACCGATACAGCGAATGTTGTTTCTGCGTTAACGGCTGGCACAAATGTGGCGATTGCCTCAAATGGAACTATTAGCAGCACCGATACCAATACCACCTACAGTGCTGGATCGGGTATTTCATTGTCAGGCACTACGTTTTCAAACTCCGCGCCTGATCAGACTGTTGCGCTTACCGGCTCAGGAGGCACCACCGTCAGCGGGACATACCCGAACTTTACGATCAGCAGCGCAGCCAGCATCGACGGCACCACGATCAACCCATCGAACATTAAGATATCTGGGGCGCAAGGTAGTGACGGACAGGTTTTAACTTCCACGGGATCGGGGGTTGCGTGGGAGAATGCTGCGGCTGGTGGAATTACCTCTCATAACATAAATGGTCTAGGATCAAATCGTTTCTATGCGGGCTTAATAAGTGTCAATGGAGGTAGTCCTCGGACCCTTCCCACTACAACTCTAGATTATTTACCTTTTCAAGTTTTTGAAGACTGCGTAATTGATGGTTTGAATATAATTATTGATGGAGGCACTGGCACTTCTGGAGATTTAGCTCAAATAGCAATCTATGGGCCAGTTTCACAAGATCTTTCTACTGCGGCTCGTAAGGTAGTTAGCTCTTCATTTGATGTTAGCGGGGGCTACGGTAAAACTGTAGCGATCACAGCAACCTCCTTCACCGCAGGCGTTTACCTATACTGTATTACTGCAAACACCGCTAGCTTGAATATAAGAGGTTATGAGTCTCAAGGTAAGTATGTCAACTACATGGTAGGCGTCAATAATGCAAGTTTTCCGGGGGGATTATCAGGTCACCAATACGGACAAAACACTGTGACTACTTTTCCTCATAGCTATCCTACTAGCGTTGGTGCATCGCAAGCCAATCCATCTTCAATAGCTTATCAATTTAGATATCTGGTGCAATAAAATGTCAAAAACAAATGATTTTTATGATTTAGACGGAAATTTAATAGGATCTGAGCCTGTTAATGAAGATGATTTACAAGAAAGTAATAACCAGAGTAACCGAGCCTATTTAGCAGAAACGGATTGGTACGTTACGCGGAAAAGCGAAACCGGCAAGGCTATACCCGAAGATGTTTTAGCGAAACGCGAAACCGCAAGATCCGTAATTGCAGAGGTTAAAAGGGGATAGATGGACAGTTCCATGATTTCGACGGATGGAAAACTCGCATCGCAGCCGTGAAGGCGAAGTATCCGAAGCCTTCATAAGGGTATAACCCTTTGATTTGATTACAACTTTCAGTAGAATCAACAACATCTAACCTGCTATACCGCGTCCGCGACAGCACACAACCCCCATCTGGAGCTTTATGGACTTTCGATACTTCAAAATCGAGGACTTTGCGTGCAGCGAAACCGGCGAGAACGGCATCAAGCCAGAGTTCGTTTTGGCCTTGGACGATCTGCGTCATGAGTGCGGGTTCCCGTTTGTAGTGACCAGCGGCTTTAGATCCAAGGACCACAGCATCGAGAAAACAAAAAAAGTTGGTGGGCAGCACACGCGGGGTAATGCCGCCGATATCCAAGTCACCAACGGTCTGCAACGCATGGCAATTGTCAGCAAGGCGCTAGATCGTGGCTTTACCGGCATCGGTGTGGCAAAAAGTTTTGTGCATCTAGACACAAGAGACTCCGAGCCTGTGATGTGGACGTATTGATGGACAGAGAGCAAAGACTAGATAGATTCGAGCAGAAGCTCGACGCGATCAACGAGTCACTTATCTCGTTAGCTCGGATCGAGGAGCGCGTGACCACAATCCTCAAAAACAACGACACCCTCGCCGCGCAGGTCAAGGAGCTAGACAACCGGGTTGATGATCTTGAGGGGCAGACGCAGGCCCACCACTTTACCTTAGACAAAGGCGAGAGGATGTTTTGGATCGGGATGACCGTTTTCGCTGGAATACTTGCGACAGGAGCGGCAAACGTATGAGTGTTGTAGCCAGCTTAATCGGCCCTGTGAGCGGGCTGCTTGGTAAGGTCATCAAGGACAAGGACAAGGCTGCTGCCTTGGCCCATGAAATCGCAACGATGAGCGAGAAACACGCCCTGGAACTAGCCAAGGGTCAGATGGAAATAAACAAGGTGGAAGCCTCTAACGCTAACCTTTTTGTTTCGGGCTGGCGGCCCTTTATCGGCTGGACATGCGGACTTGGAATGTTTGGGAACTTTATCACAATCCCGTTCGCTAACTTTGCGCTTGCGCTTCTAGACATAGAGATAACGATACCTCTTGTGCCCTTGGAAACCATGATGCCAGTTTTAATGGGAATTCTCGGTTTGGGCGCAATGAGAACTTACGAAAAGAAAACAGGAGTGAGCCGATAATGGCACTTGAGTCAACAACATACATAAGCGGCTTGGTGGTAACCAACCCAACAAGCTCCGACAACATATCAGACGGCGATAATCATATTCGTTTGCTCAAGTCCACGGTGAAGGCAACCTTTCCGAACGTGACTGGCGCAGTTACCGGAACGCACAGCGCGATCAACAGCGCGGTGACCGCAGCTAACGCGGCAACAAACGCAAACACCGCCTCACAGATTGTGAAGCGCGATGGCTCTGGCAACTTCAGCGCAGGCACGATCACCGCCGCGCTGACAGGAAACGTGACAGGAAACGTAAGCGGCAGCGCGGGGACGGCCTCTACCGCAGGGCGCTGGACAACGGCGAGAACCATATCGCTGACAGGCGATGTGTCAGGCAGCGCATCAATCCGAGGCGACGCAAACGCAAGCATCTCGGTAACAGTCGCGGACGACAGCCACAACCACACAATCGCCAACGTTGATGGACTAACAGCAGCTTTGAGTGGCAAGGTTGACGATGGGCAGGTTTTGACTAACGTGCCAAGCGGGGCGGTTTTCACGGACACTAACACCACATACTCTGTCGGAAACGGTGGTTTGACGCAGATTAATTTCACCAGCACCTTGAATAGCAAGCTGGCAGGAATTGAAGCTGGCGCAACGGCGGATCAAACCGCCGCCGAGATTGTTGCTCTCGCAGCGGGTTGCGCGGCAGGAACCGTTGACGGTTTCAGCATAAGCACATCACAATCTGGGTCCGCAGCAAACACCATTTACTTTAGGACTTAGAAATGCCTATCGCCGTTGGTGGAACTAACATTACTGATATTCGCATTGGCAGCACGGTCATCAACTCGGTGTGGGTCGGCGGCACGCAGGTTTGGTCGCGGCTGTCGCTCTCCACCTCGCCTGCTAACGGGTCCAGCACCGCGTACGCGACAAACGCTAACGCATCCGCGCAAGTGAACGTGCTAACGAATCCGAGCACAAATGTGTCTTGGACCTTCACCGTCAACTCCCAGAGCGGCAGCGGCACCTTGAGCTATGGAGCTTCGAGCGGTACATCGACCTTTGTCCGTCTTTTTCAAACATACACCGCACCGCAGTCTCAAACCTCTACAGCTAGCGTGACCGTAAACGCCGTAGTCGGAGGCACAATTGTCGCAAGCAAGGTGTGCAGCCTGAGCGCAAACACTGTGTTCGTAAACTTTGGAAGCGAGGGAGGAGGAGCACCCTAGATGGCCTACATACCCCTTAGAAAAATCGGCGCGGGCGGCATTGTCACAGATCAAGATCCGTATGATCTTGAACTCACGCAATTCCCTGACGGTAACAATGTGTCGTTCCACAGCGGGCGCATTGGCAAGGCGCTGGGTCACAGCGTGCGAGAGTCGCTAAGTTTCTCCCCCACCGCCGTGCAGGGTTGGCTTTACGGTGGCAACAACACTCTGGTGATCGGAAGCCTCAACAAGCTCTATCGCTTCGATGGGACTACGGTCAGCAACGTCACTAAGACATCTGACGCGACCAACTACAGCAACTCGCCGCGCTGGCAGTCTGCGCAGCTTGGTACGGCGATGATGATGAATAACGGCTCGGAGGCACCGCAATACATGCTCCCATCTGGAACTCGTTTTGCAGACCTACCGGCATGGCCCAGCAACTTGGTCACGCAGTGTCTGAAGCCATTCAACAGCTTTCTGGTTATGACCGGCTACGAGCTTGGCAGCAGCAAGCGGCCCTTCACCGTCCGCTGGTCAGACGAGTACGATCCATCTGGGATACCCGGCAGCTACGACATCACGAGCACGACCAACTTATCGGGTGAGACAACACTAGGCGGCTCCAACGGCGAGTTGGTCGATCAATTAACATTAAACAACTCGAACATAATCTACGCCGAGCGCGGCGTGTTCGCTATGGACTTTATAGGGTTCCCGCTAGTGTTTAGCTTCAGGGATGTCTTTAACGACGATGGCATCATCAACAGAGGCGCTGTTGCATCCATTCCTAACGGTCACGTTGTGGTCGGTCAGAACGACATTTACTTACACGATGGTTCGCAGAAGCGCAGCATTGTAGATAACAAAGTTCGCCGCACGTTCTTCAACGACCTGAGCGATACCCGCTCTGTTTTCTGTCAGGCCATCCCAGACAGCACAGAGGTATATATTTGTTACGCAGATCAGGACGCAACTGACTCGCAGTCTGCAAATCGTGCATTGGTGTACAACTGGACACAAGACGCATTTACCTTTGTTGATCTCCCAAACGTCAGGGGTTTGACGGTTGCAGATCGAATGGACACAAGCGGCAACTACACCAACTCTAGCGCGACTTGGAATGAGTCAACCGACTACTGGTCAAACGTATCCCTTGGTACGCAGGCCAACAACATTAAGGTTTTTGGTGCCGACTCGGTTGGCGAAAAAATCAGATTGATGAACGACACCAACGGTTTATCTGGCTCGGTGATGAGCGCCTACCTTGAGGCGACGAAGATTGACTTGGATCAGGTGCTGGGTAAATCGACACGAAACATAAAGCAGCTAAACGGGATAATGCCTCAGATGGAAGGCACCGGAACCGTCCGGGTGCAGGTTGGCATATCTGACGCACCGCAAGATGGTATCCGTTGGCAGGTAGATAAGACGTTCAACGTCGAGTCGGATCACAAGATTGACTTCCGCACGTCAGGTAGGTACTTCGCTTTGCGAATCGAGTCAACATCAGCGTCAGACTACTGGCGTCTGACCGGGTTGGACATCGACGTTCAGGAGGTTGCAGGCAGATGAGCTACATACCCTCTTCTACATCTGCCAACACAACAAACGGCCTGCGAAGCTGGCTGGTTCAAGAGCTTAACCGGATCGCCAACGGGTTTACCGTTGCGGGGCAAACAACAACGCTGCCGGTTCTGAGCGCGGAGCCACCAAAGCCAGAAACTGGTCAAGTGGTGTTCGCGGACGGAACGGCTTGGAACCCTGGCTCTGGAAGGGGTTTGTACTATTACGACACGAATGCTTGGACGCATATAGCATAGGAAAAAAAGATGGGTTTATTTAGTTTCGGAAAAAACAAATCAAAGAGCAGTTCAAATAGCTCCTCAAATACATATGTTGATCCGACTCAACAGCCGTACCGTCAAGACTTAATGCGCCAAGCGCAAGATCTTAACTCTGGCGGTATGCCTGTCGAGGGCGTGGCGGGTATCAACAACAACCTGCGCACAACGCTCAATGATCAGTACGCTGGCGGCAATATGATAGCCAACGCTGGAGGTGCGATGGGCCAATTTGGTAATGGCATGGCCCGTCAAGGATACGGCGGTGCAATGAACTACGCCAACCGCGCTATGGGTAGTGGGCCAATGCGAGGAGCGGGATTCGCATTTGGTGCGGGTAACCAATACGCCAGTGGCGCTCAGGGTTTTGATGCCGCGCAGGGCGGCGGCGCAAACTTTGGAATGGCTAACAACATGGGCAACAGCGCGTCTACCGCTGGCCCAGCCAGTATGAACTCCGCCGTAAACCAAGGTTTTGATCAAAGCAACTTGAGCAACTACATCAACAACGATGTGTTGCAGGGGCAGATCGATGCCTCAACAAGAGATATCACGCGCAACCTTAACGAAAACCAGTTAACAGGTAATGCGTCAACCGCTGCCGCGTCAGGCAACAGCGGTTCAAGCCGAAGGGCTGTGATGGATGCGATAGCAGCCCGTGGCGCTAACGACAGATCGGCGGACATCGCCTCCAACATGCGCGGCAATGCATATAACCAAGCGTTGGGAATTGAGGCTGGGCGTGCAAGCCAGAACGCTGGATTCCAGCAAGGGGCAAATCAGGCTAACGCTAATTTTATGCAAAACGCTAATCAGTTCAACGCTGGGCAGCAGAACCAGTTGAGGTCGCAGGGTTTCACGATGGGTGCAAACCAGTTGCAGAACAACCTTAGTCGGCAGCAGCAAGCTGATCAGTATAACGCAGGGCAATTCAATCAAGCCCGTCAGTTCGGAACCGGCGTAGGTCAAGGGGCGTTCAACGCTAACACCTCAAACAACCAGTTTGGCGCGGACATGGCCTTCAGAGGTGGCGCAGCGGGTGTGGGTATGCAGCAAACAGGGGCCAACATGATTGGCTCTGGGTTAGATAGAGCGCAAGCGTCAGGCCAGTATGGTCGCGACTACGAGCAGCAGCTTTTTAATCAGCAATACCGTCAACAGATGGCACCGTACAATTCGTTGAACTTCTACAACCAAATTGTGGGAGCGCCTAATAACCTGTCATCAGCAACCAGCAGTAGCACGGGTAAGAGCAGCGGTATGAATGTCGGCTTCGGCTTTAAATAGAGAGAAAAATAATGGGAATATTTAGCTACATAGCTGACAGCTTCACTAACCGTGGCGCGTTGGATCTTGTTTCCTCGAAAGATGCTGAGAACATTGCCAACTCTCAGTTCTTGGCGGAGAACAAGCCAATAACGCAGGCGTATACGCCGCAGGCTAAAAACTTGGTGGCGCAAGAGTTTGCGGAACAAACTATGACGGCTTTGCCCCGCACCCAAACAATGCTTCCTCCAGAAGGGGGCGTAGGTGCGCCTACAACAGAGTACGGCCCTCAAACATATCGCGATCCAGCGGCTGCAACCCGTCAGTATAATGAAAGATTGATTGCTCAAGAGCGTGCTAGAGAGACAGCGAGAGCGCAGGAGCAATTAAGAGATCCAATGTTCCGATTCAGAGACACCGTGACCGATGTGGCTCGAAACACCATCGGCTTGCCATTCAATATTCTGTCAGGGGGGCAGGCTTTTAACAACGACCCTAGCCGCGAAGCGCAGTCACGCCATGAGCAGCGCCTAAAAGAACTCGATTCGCTTAACGGAGAAAACGCGAATTTGTATGACGCGGCGAAGGATAGTCGGTTTACGGCTTTAGAGAACTTGAGTAACCAGCGTTATGTGGCTTCTACTAACCGTACTAATGCAAACGCGCAAACCAACCTGTTCAAAAGCAACAATCCTGATTTTTACACTGTTGAGTCACAAGCTGCGGCGCAGCGACTTGCCGAGCTAGGTGCTCCTCTGTCAGAGCAACGCGCTGCGCTAGTGACTAGAGATAAATATAGAGAAGTAACAGATACTAATGGTCGTGTGGCTTTGTATAACAAAGAAACCGGAGAGTTTGTTGGTTACAAGTTTGATTTCAACAATGAGCTAAAGCAAAAGGAAATACTGGCTGTGTCTAAAAACTACACCGCAGCACAAGGTGTGTACCACGCAGACAGACCCCGTATGCAAAGAACAATACGAAGTTTTTCTAGCAAAAGAGATGATGTTGAGAGAGAAGTGAAAGAGGTTATGAGCCTGTTGGAAGGATCAACCCGCGCAATCGACGGTGTTTTGCAGTACATCCCAGGAACTGATGAAAAGACAATACAAGGCAAGTTAGAAATGCTTGTGGCAAACATCGGTTTTGCCGAAATACAGAAGATGCGAGAGCAATCCAAAAGTGGCGGTGCTTTAGGTCAGGTGACTGAAAAAGAACTTGCTTTTTTACAAGCAGTTTTGAATAGACTTTCACTGTTCGATAAGCCAGAAATTTTGCGAGAGAATCTAGGAATTGTTTTAGAAAGTTATGACGAATCTGTCTCTTCTTTGGAATATAACCTCTCAGAAATGGACGGTTTATACGGAAGTAGCTCGACCAATCGTAAGATATTCAACCCGAACATAGCCTATGACGGAAACACTGCGTTTGAAGCTTTGTTAGGAGATCCTAAACCCCTAGAAGTTGCTAGCAACAATGCAGGGCCGCAAAGCGGTGCGCTCACCGAACAACCACAAACGAATCTGACAGCACCGCCTTTAAGTTCTGGAGAGCAAGCTGAACTGGATGACATAAATGCGCAGATAGAAGCGTTAAGCACTTCAAATCCAAAGGGGCTGAACTAAATGGACACTGAAGAGTTAAAACTGCGGCACAGAAAAGCACAGTTAACAGGCAACCCTGCCGACGAGCTAAAGTTTGGTCGGATGCTGCTTGAATCGCAAAAAAATGTTGCTGCTGCTAACGAAGGCGTGGATTTTGACCTAGGCACAATGGTTAGCAACATACCGTCAAGCCTCTACAATGTAGCTTCTGATACGGCTCAAGCTGTAATGAATCCAATAGACACACTTTATGCTGCGGGTTCTTTGGCTAAGAGCGGTTTGCACAATGCTGCTCAAGAAGTTAACGAGTTTATTGGGCCAGAAACAACGGCTGCTATAAACAGATTTGGCAATGCTATTGGTTTGCAAGAAAGGCCCACTACCGTAGAAGGGTTAGAGGGTTATCAAATTGAAGGGCAAGGCGAAGGTGAAGCGTTTGCCGGTGCGCTTGATGACCGATACGGTTCTGTTGATAGCGCCAAAACAACATTGATGGAAGACCCTGCGGGAATGCTGCTTGATGTAGCCAGTTTGGTTTCAGGAGCCGGTGCGGGAGTTAAAGCTGGCTTAAAATCCGCTGGATTAGACACACAATTAGCAGACTCTGTTATGAATGCCGGTGCCAGTTTATCCCCGTTAAGCGGTTCAGTCCGAAGACCAACAGCGGTTGTGGAGGAGCTTATGGGTCAGCCTTTGTCGCGTAAGCTATACCAAAGCGCGATGAAGCCAAGCACGACTTTGCCTGAAGCAGAAAGGGCTAGACTGCTTGACGCTGGATTAGACCTTGGTGCCACACCAACAAAAAGAAGTTTAGAAAAGGTGCAAGGTAAGAAAGAAAAGCTAGGCGCGGCTATTGGTGCGGCAGAAGGCGCGTTGACTCAGAAAGACGTTGAAATACCCTCAAACAAACTATTTACCTATGTCGATGAGGTGGAAAGAGATTTCGTTCCTCTCAACCCTAACGCTAAAAGCAACATGGCAAAAATTGATAAAGTTGTCGAGGATATGAGGGACGGCATTTTCTTTGCCGGTGGTCGGCTTACGCCTCAAGACGTAGCAAAAATAAAAAGAAACATCTATCAGACTGTGAGCTACGACAAAAAGCTGGGCGACAACAGAAAAATAGACGATGTACAAGAAGCCACTTTAAAAGCCATAGCGAAGGCAGCTAAAGAGCAGTTAGAAATACTCGACCCTCAACTGGCTCAAATTAACGCTGCCTATGGAAAGGTTTCTGAAGTGCAACGGAAAATACAAAACCCAGCCGCCTCCAGAATTGGGAACAGAGACTTAGTTGGAATCGGCGCTCCAATCAAAACAGCCGCAGGCGCGGCGAGTGGGGGTGGTGTAGGGGCGGCAATCGGTTTAGCTCAAGGAATTATAGATGCGCCAACTGTAAAATCTAATTTAGCAATACTTACAAACCGAACAGGAAAACTTCTTCGCGACCCAACGTACCAAAAGTTGGAAATTGCTGCGGGGCAGGGCGGACGGCTTGAAGAAGAAGCGTTGAGCCAGTTTGATAAAGATATGAACGCCCTGATGGGCGGCGTGTTAGACACAAGGAAGGTCAAGTAATGGGACTACTAGATAGCGTAATGGGCAGGGCTTCTAAGGCTTTTAGCGTTTTAGGTGGCGGTGAGCAGGGCGGCACTGCAAACATGCTAAGTGATTTAGATAAGCAGTACGGAACCAGCGTGCTAGGTTTTATCAACAACCCAGCAACAGCTACGCCTACTGGCATGGTTGACAGCGGGTCATTGCTAAAGCAGATCAATCAGTCGGCGGGTGTGCAGGACGCATCCGGTATGTTATCTGGCGGTCTGCCTTCTCTGGCTACGCCGCCACCTCCCCAATCTATGACTAGTGTTGACCCCAGAAAGGCAATGGGCGGCGGCTCTTTAGAAGAAGAACCGCAACCCTTTTACGGAGAGCTAGGGCGGCAGATGTTGGATGACTATGCCAACTTAGCAGACCCCAATGACTCAAACCTGAGCCAATACGAAAGAGACATGAACGCAATACGAAGCGGGATGCTCGATTCTAACGTAGTCAGATAGTCAGATGATTATTGAAGCCGTAGCGGCGGTAACTGCGGCCTGTAAGGCATTGGAAATGGCTGCCGGTGCCGCGTCAAATATTGAATCACTAGGAGCTTACATTGGGCGATTAGGGGAGTCGGAATTTGACCTCCAACGGGCAAAGAACAGCAAGAACTTATCCGAATCGGAAAGCATGAAAATTGTTATGGCTGAAGAGCAACTGCGCCAAAGCCGAGCAGCTATCCGTCAAGTCTTTGAGGCGACACACAGACTTGATCTTTGGAATGAGATACAGGTTAAGACCGCTGAAGCGAGAAAGAATCGACAAAAAGAAGTGAAGCGGCTTGAGGCTTTGAGGCGTAAAAAACGAAAACAAATAATTCAAATTTTAATAGTTGCGGCCCTGTGCCTTGGCTTAGTCCCTCTGGCTATTGGCTTGGTGCTTTGGTGGGTCAAAGGATAGGAGTACAAATGCCAACACCGCGTAAAGGGAAAGCAAAAGTTAAAGTTACAGCTTCTGGAAAGAAGGTGTCTTACGGTCAGGCCGGTAAGGCTAAAGGGGGCGGCTCCAGAGTGAAGCCTGGGACTAGCAAAGGTGACTCTTACTGCGCCCGTAGTCTTGGAATCAAAAAGCGTTTGCCTAAGAAGAAAGCAAACGATCCGAACACACCAAACAATTTATCACGCAAACGCTGGAAATGCGCTGGCGCTAAATCAAGGAGAAAATAATGCCTGCAAAGCGAAAAGGACTTTATGCTAACATCGCTGCAAAGAAGAAAAGGATTGCCGCTGGATCGAAAGAAAAAATGCGGAGCAAGGGCAGTAAAGGAGCGCCTTCAGATTCTGACTTCAAAGCTGCCGCAAAGACGGCAAAGAAGAAAAAATCAAAAAAATGAACCAAGAATGAACCAATCGGCTCTAAGTCATTGTTTTGTATGACCTATCATTTTATCCATCATCCCCCACAATACATAATAATTGATAATAATCAATAACTTAACGTAACAGTGGGGTTGCACCAGTGGTGCAATTCCCGTTGTCAATTAACGATTGACCCTTTACACTAATGCTCAACATGTACCAAAGGGTGTACCAAAATGGGCAGTATTAATAAGCACGGAAAAGGCTACAGAGTTCTGATTCGCAGAGTTGGAATAGACACAATCTCAGAGAGTGGATTTCTTAAAAAGTCTGAGGCTGAAGCTAGAATGAAAGAAATAGAATTAGCACTATATAAAGGCACTTGGTTTGAGGACACTTCAAACCTCGGAGTGTTGATCACCACTTATTTAGAAGAATACGGCCCTTTCCGTAGAGATAAGGTGGGTCACCTTAAAGGTGTAAAGGAGGAACTGGGGCATCTAAACCTTAGCGAGTTAACGTCTCCAATAATAATTAAGTTTGCCAAAAAGCGCGGGGAGAAAGTTCACCCCAGCACAGTGCAAAAAGACATGCTCTACTTAGGTAGTTTACTAAAAGCTGCTGAAGCGGCGTATGACTGCACACCTAAACTGGACGAATTCAGAAAAGCTTCTCACTTCCTGAGATCGATGCGGATCGTGTCAGAAAGTGATGAGCGAGAGGTCAGGATGACCGATGCAGAAATTGACAGGGTTATCAGCAGCGCCAGCACTAAGATGCCGTTTGAGGACATTGTCAAGTTTGCTGTGCTGTCAGCGATGCGCCGTGGCGAAATACTCGACATGACTTGGGATGAGTTAGGCGACGATGGTCGGACAATCGGTCTGTGGAGGAAGTGCCCAAAAAAAGGTAAGCGGTATGTCCGCGTACCTTTGCAAGAGGATGCCGCTAAGATTGTCCAAAGGCAAGAGAGAACCAGTGCTAGGATATTTCCGTATCGCGATGAGACATTGAGCAATCGTTGGAGAGCGGCGGCTAAAAAAGCTGGTTTGCAAGTGCGCTTTCACGATTTGCGGCATGAGGGTATCAGCCGCTTGTTTGAGCTTGGCTACGACATAATGCGCGTACAGCTTTTTTCTGGTCACCGAGACTTGAACATGCTCAAGAGATACACGCACCTGAACGCTGATAAGGTAGTAGCAGCTATGGACGCTGAGTCGAACAGTGATCTATCAGTCGAGCTAAGTACCATTGCGCCTTCTGAAGATCCTGCACCACTTGACCTTTATGTCTGAAGCGGTGCATGTACTTCTTTACGTTACCTTCAAGGTAAAAAGAATACCCGTCACCTAAATTGTCTTCTAAATAATTTATGCATTCGATCTCCCCTTGGTTATAGTGCGGAGGTCGATTTACATTGTCTTGCTTTGCGTTTGCCCATTCAGTCATATCATCTACCATAAAGTAACTCAATTTAATGTTGTGCGAACAACATCATGTTGTAATATTTTGCAATCCTTCAAGCCGTCGAGCTTCAAAAAATGTCTCCACAACAATTTTATCAGCGACTCTTTGTCTGCCAAGTCGGTATGTGGGTACGGGAAACTCAGATCGTGAGATCGAGTTCATCAAAGCGCCTTTGCTGATACCGAAAAGATCGGCTAACTCGACGGATGTTAGGTACGGTTTGTCCATTGTTACTCCAAATAAAACGGTATTTTGGTGTCGCCAACAAGATACTTTCTTTTTGACGGGTTGGTTATTTTCAGCACAGACATACTGCCTTTCTTTTTAGATTCAGATTCCCACATTTCAGGTTTAACAATCAAAAAATCAAACGACAAGCTGCTGCTTTGTGTCTTCACTGCAACAATAGAAGTGCTTAAAGAAAGGCTGCTTGATGGAAACCGAACGAACATATGTTCTTCAGCAGACTCGACTGCGCGTACTGTAAATTGATTCTGCTCTCCGCCGCGAATGCTAACTACGTCTGTGTCACTGTCGCTTTGTTCAAAAGCTGCGCTGTATCCTTGTTCTAGCATAAAAGCCATAAAAGCGTAAACGGCGGAGTCCTGCCGTTGCGCAGCCACTTTTTTTATTTCTATTTCCCCGTGCTCTGTTCCCATCATCAGCCAAAGGTAATCAACCTTCAGCAGCTTCGCTAACTTTCGAGCAGTTGGGCTTTTTGGCTTACTCTCTCCGTAAAACCATTTTCTGACAGCTTCTTGGCTAACCCCAAGATTTTGCGCCAAAAAAGTTTGTTGCCCTCTGTTAAAAGGGGGGATGTCTGGGTTGTCCAAACACGCTTTCGCAAATCTATCTTTAAATTCTTTCAAAACGCTACCCAAGGCAAAATATCCAATCAGGAATGTATCATAGTATTAAAGAGATTTGTCAACTTTTTGTTGTCTTTGTTTCATTAAATGTACAACTTTGAACAAAGCGTTCTGCTCTGTTTCTTTACTTTCTAAAACGTTTTTCACCATCCAATCTGCGCCCGTGTCCGCCAGTATGTGAACGACACGAACTGGTTTCTTTTGACCTTGCCGGTGCAAACGCGCATTGAACTGCTGGTAGAGTTCCAACGACCACGAAAGCCCGAACCATACAACCAGTGACCCACCTTGCTGTAAGTTCAAGCCATGCCCAGCACTCGCGGGGTGCGCAAGCATCAACGGAACGCCACCTTGGTTCCATTTGTCGATCAACCGATTGTCTTTCCCTAACACTTTTGCGCCTTTAATAGCTTTGCAGATCCTTTCAGCGTCAGCTTTGAAGTTATAAGCCACCAGCACAGGTTCATTTGAGGCTTCTACAATTTCTTTCAACGCTTCAATTTTTGCGTCATGCAAAACGGTGTATCCGTCCTCGATGTAAACAGAACCGGATGAAACTTGCAGTAGTTTGTTTACTTTTACCGCAGCGTTACTCGCCAAAACCTCACCGTCATCAAGATCTATCAAGAAATCTTTTTCCATTTGTTGGTAAGCCTTTTTTGCTTTGGGCGGTAACTGCACAACTACGTTGCTGTCAATGCGGTCTGGCAACTCCAAGTAATCTTTTGCCGCCATTCGCAGAACTAAGTCAGCAACTCGACGCTGCAAAACTTCTTTCATGTCTGCGCGTACTTGGTACTGGCTCCACTGCGGGTTGCCGACCTGTTTGCAAAAAGTGTCAATAAATTTGCCACGGGTGTCGCCTAATCTT